GTGGCTAAAATACGCCAAGTAATTGTTTTTGTTAGACTTCTAGAAACTTTTGATTTCATACAAAATTATAACAGAAAAAAATTATATTATCAAGGAGTAGTAGCGTCTTGCCCTGATGCATCATCGTTTGCCACAAAACCACCATCCAATACGATGGTCCAATTACCAGCGGTGTATATACCCTCATATGATTTTACCCACTCAGTGCCAGTAAATCTGTATTGAATGCCTGTATTGGAGTTTGTCACATAGTGTAAGGTTGAATCTGGATTTGATGCGTCAAAAACTTTTACAAATTTTGTTCCGTCGTATTGTATAATATCTCCAACACTGGCAACTAGATTGCCCCAAGTTGAACTTTGCACTGTTGCTGTTGAATCTCCGATCTGATCAATTATGAGATATCTATCACCGGCCGCATTGTTTGTAGGAGCAAATGTCAATGGATTAATTATTTTTTTCACAGCAGGTAAAGTGTTTGCAGGAATAGTATCATTATCGATGGTGTATAATAAAATACTATCATCTAATGATGTTGTTGCAATGGTACCAACTATTTCATTGCCAGTTGGTTGTTGTAATCGGATCTGGCTTGTGCCGTTCCTTACTTTTCCGTATTGATCAAGTAAAAGTTTCCAATTCACAGGTGGACCAAAAGTTTCGAAAGGATCTGCTAGTCCTGGATCTCTTGCACCTGTGTGAAATCCATCACCACCAGATGATACATTTACGCCTGTAGTTCCTAATAGACGGAGTTGGTTGCCAGTTACAAGTAAACCAAAATTGTTTGGAGTGATAAAACTTTGTGATATTAACGGTCCGCTGATCAGGCCTTTGTTTATGCCACCGTCGTCATCGTATATGCTCATGATAATTTTTTGTATTACACCTAATTTTGAAACTTTTACAGGAGGTGATAACCATATTGGCATACTGAATGTCATTGTTGCAACATCAATTTCCGAATCCGCACCAACAGGAATCGTTCTACTGCTAAATGTAATACCTGTAAGTTCTACATAACTTAGACTAGTCCAATCAATGTAGTTGTCACTTTTTTGTATTTCGAAATCAGGATTGAACAAATACAATATTTGCTCCATAATTTGTAATTTTTGATCGGTGTTGCTACTGTAAATGTCGGCTGTGACTTCTAATCTAAAAGGTGATGGCATAACTTTTTCAACTGTATACCCTGCTCCTAATTTGTTGCTGTAAGTACCATCCTCTAATACATCACGTTCTTTCAAATGTTGTTTTTCCACGTGATAAGGATTTTGCATTCTTTCACGATCATAATTTAATTCTCTGATGTAACAAGCAATTTTGGGTGCATAGTTTAAAGCATTTTCACTATTTTGCCTTATAATATTTGCTACCTGTCTAGTGGCATCTCCGTAAACTACCGGCACCGGTCTAAGAGCAATCTGATCGTCCTTGCCCCTACCAGTTTCAACACTAAAATTATTCAATATTCTCATGAATTGTGTTAAAAATCTTCTTACCTGTCCCGAATAAAAATGAAGCATTAATTATCAGCCTTTGGTTTAAGTGCATTTTCTAAGGATTGTCTTTGATCTACAGTAAGTCCATTTATAGTAGTAGTACCAGATCTATTAACAAAACCTGTTTTCTGCGTTGCTCTAGTATCAGTGTTACTAGTAGTGATTCTCACTGAGTCTTCAATCTTCACCCATCTGTTACCATCATATCTAAATAATCGATTTGGCAAGTAGTCTGTCCTTAAAAAATAATCACCTTTATTTACGTTTGCGTTAGGGAAGGATATTCCAAATCCAGCTGGATGACCGTTAGGTGCAACACCGTCCCCATCTAAATAAAATCCATAGTGTGACGCGGCTGGCGTATCAATTACGGCATTTATTGGCTTGTCAGAACTGATCCTTTCAGTAGAATTAACATTATCTGTTCTAATATTACCCCTTTCATCAATTGGCGCAACATAATATTGTTTGTAGTTGAAACCAGACTTAGGTGCGTCAGCTTCTGCTTGAGCCAATACTTGGTCTGATATGGTTTTTTCTCTGTTGAATGTAGACATGTAGTTGGCTAAACTTCCGGTTGTGGTTGCATCGCCAAGTATATCTCTGTACTCCTGTGAGTCTACTAATGACTTCAATTTCAATCTGAGAAGATGTGGCCACCAAGTTTGAGAAAAACCTTCAGCGGCTCTATTGACATCCTCTACAACATAATATCGTTTTAAAGCAATTGGAATACTTTCATCTAAAGAATAATCTTCTTTCATGTGTGGAAACTCAATGACATCTCCGCTCATTGGCTTTCGCCCTAATCTTTCTACTGAATCGTTTAGATGTACTGTTAAAAATAGCGTATCATTTTGCAGAAACATACCGAATTGTGATAAATTGAAATCAATATCTTGGACATTATAAATGCCACGAATTGTATAGATATCTGCATCGTACTTTCTGTCCCTATTTTCAAGAAATAATAAATCTTGGATTGTTCTTTCGTTTAGGCTATCACCTGAATATTGTGGTTGTGTAGGAGTTGCCGCTCCATCTTTATTTGTATCTCCCTGATCATAAGGACCTATGTATTTGTGGAAATGTAGGTCAGTTCCGCCGACTGTAAACATCTCTTTGATTGTTCTATCAAAGAACTTGTAGTCTGCACCTTTTTCAGGCTTAAAAATGGATAATCTTGGCATATCATACATATTTATTGTGTAGGCAAAGGCAATAAATATCAGTATGTCAGAACTTCAAACAGGACAACAAGAAATATTTGATTACGTAAAAAACAATCTAGGTGAGGGCATGATAGATGTTGAATTAGACCCAAAACACTATCATACGGCACTGGAAAGAGCAGTCAATAGATATCGTCAGCGTAGCTCAAATGCAGTAGAAGAATCTTATGCTTTTTTAGAGTTAAAAGAAAACCAAAACACATATATACTACCAGACGAGGTAATCAATGTTAGAAAATTATTTAGAAGAACCGTTGGTTCACGAACTGAAGGTGGCGAAGGTGGTACATTGTTTGAACCATTCAATTTAGCATACACAAATACCTATCTTTTGAGAGCAGGTGCAACAGGCGGATTAGCGACTTACTATGCTTTTGCATCATATCAAGAATTGGTTGGCAAGTTGTTTGGTTCATTCATACAGTTTCACTTTGATGTTGCCACAAAAAAATTAACAATTACACAAAGGCCAAGAGCCGACAATGAGACTGTGCTGATGCACACAGATAACTTCAGACCTGACATCACACTGTTCAAAGACATATACTCCAAACCATGGATAAGAGATTACACATTGGCAGTATCCAAAGTAATGTTAGGTGAGGCCAGAGGTAAGTTTAACACTATTGCAAGTCCACAGGGTGGTACATCTCTAAACGGTGCTGAATTAAAACAACAAGGCATGGCTGAGATGGAAAGGCTAGACCAAGAAATTGGCAACTTCGCAGAAGGTGGCACACCTCATAGTTTTGTTATTGGTTAATACATAAACAAATCACTTTAAATATCTTTGATGACAGAAAAAAGATATAGAACATATTCAGATCTATCATTGGATGAATTGGAACAAGTGGTAGAAGATTTGGAAAACATGAGCATTGTTGCCTTGAAACAAAGGAAGAAAGATCTTAGGATTACCATTCTTAAATCTGTTGAAGAAGCAAAAAAAGAGATTGAAAAACGCCTCAAAAAGTAATATACTAATCACATGCTGATAGGAATAGTAGGACTTATTAGTTCTGGCAAAGGAACAGTTGCAGACAGACTTGTTGAAAAACACGGTTATATAAAAGATAGTTTCGCCAAGAGCTTAAAGGACGCAGTTGCGTCCATGTTCAATTGGGACAGGAGTATGCTTGAGGGAGACACCGAATCAAGTAGGCACTGGAGAGAACAACCTGATAAATTCTGGAGCGAAAAGTTTGGAAAACCAATCACACCAAGATGGGTGTTACAACATTTTGGCACCGAAGTTATGCGTGGCAACATGTATGACGGAATATGGGTTGACAGTTGCATAGGCAGATACAAAGGACAAAACACAGTCATCGCTGACACCAGATTCCCCAACGAAGTAAAACAGATACGAGCTCATGGTGGCATAATTATTCTTGTCAAACGGGGCCAAGATCCAGACTGGTTTG